GGAGGCCAAGGGTTCGAATCCCTTTATCCACCTTCCCTTTATGGGAGTTTGCTGATGGGCTATCGCCAAGCGGTAAGGCACAGGACTTTGACTCCTGCATTCGTTGGTTCAAATCCAACTAGCCCAGTTAAATACGGGGTATTAGCTCAGTCGGTAGAGCACTTGACTTTTAATCAAGTTGTCCGGGGTTCGAATCCCCGATGCCTCATGAATGAAAGATAGCGGAAAACCTTGTAATTACAGGGCTTTCCGCTTTTTTTGACGGTAAAATTATCTAGGCAATTTTATAGAAAAACAACGAAAAAACATGTCTAAAATCTGTCCAAGTAAGCAAAATTTTTCAGGATGTCTAAATTCTGTCCAAGCTGTCACAGCGCAATCGCTGTTTTTACGACCTCCTGAACGTTCTCCTTTTCTTCCACAATATGGCTGTAAACGTCGATGACCATCTTCTCTGTGTCGCCCAGCAGCTCCGCGATTTTCTTTGTGCTGATAGCTGGAATCTGGTAGCACAGCTCCGTACAATAATTGTGTCTGAAAATATGTGCAGTCAGATCGTGAATGACGTACAGGTTTTCAGTTCCGCCGGCGGCCAGATTCATCTTATTAATGATACGCTCCCACATGCGCCGGTAACTGCTTTTGGTCATCATGCGGCCATCCTGGGTGTGCATCAGATACGGTGCTGTCAGGCCTTTAAGATACTCCTTTAGATGGACGGCCAGAAATGGAGGGATAGGCACCTTACGCACCCCGTTTTCGGTCTTTGTATTCTTTACCCCGGGATTATTCACCCGAAACTCTACAGACCCTCTAACGGTCAATTCAGACGTTTTCAAATTGATATCAAGGGGCTTCAGGGCCAGCACTTCGCCGCGGCGGAGGCCGCAGCCGTAGATAATCAGAACGAATGCCTTTTCCATCGGCGTGAAGTCAGCAGCCTTGATTGCCTTCTTTTCGGTGGCGGTAAGGGGCCGCTTTTCTCTGGCTTTGTACTTTGGCCTGTTGATTTTTTCGCACAGTTCCCGCAGCGCCTTTTCGGGGAGAAGTCGTTCATCCACAGCAGCCCGGATAATTTGTTTATATGTCAACATGATTTGTTGGCATATACGAGGTTTTTCGGATGCATTGTTGATAAGTAGCTGTAAATGTACTTTTCTTAGGTCCTGCAGCTTAACGCTTTCCAGCGCGGCAAAGTGCTTGTCTATAATATTTTTATACATCATCCTTGTATTGTACTCCCGGACAGCCTTGCTGGTCTCCAGCCATTCATCGGCGTAGGCCAGAAAGGTCATATCCGATGTCTGGATTTGATTTCCTTCTTCAATCCGGCGTTTCAATGCATTGACCTGTTTTTCAAGGTCGGCGCTGGACTTTCTTGATTTCAAGTTGATTCGGTGTTTTTGGCCGTATTCGTCATAAGTACCGTCCCAAGCCTTAGTACGATAAATACCATATTTGTCAGGTTTGTATTTTTGCTTTGCCATTATATCATCCTTTCCTGTTGCGATGTCGCAACTATTTTTGGGTATAAAAAATACGCCCCTTGCCAGGACGCTCCGAGGATGATATAATTTAGGTGTTCAAACCAAACTAAATCTTCCGGAGCTTCCGGCAAGAGATTATGTGAAAAGCTTCTGTGTTACCAGCACAGGGGCTTTTTACATGCTATTGTAGTAGTTGCTTTTTCTTAATATCAAATTCTTCTTGAGTAATTGCCCCCATGTCTAAAAGTTCCTTCAATGCTTTTATTCCTTTTAATGCATCTGTCATTTCCTTTGAAGTAGAAGATACAGATGATTCTTTTTCGATGTTATAGCATTGAATTTGTGAATCAATATCTGAATTGCAAACGATAGTAATAGGAAAGATTATACCATCATTTATTCTTTGTAATTTAATAATAGCTGTATTGTTCTTTTCTACTCGTTTTTGTAGTTGTTGAGTAGAGGATTCATTCATACTTTGTGTTTTGGACTTTCCTTTCCCACCTGCACCAATAGCGGCGCCAACTACAGTTCCTACGCCCGGAAACAAAACAGTTCCGATAAGTGCACCTGTTGCCATCTTCCCTGCTTTACCTTTTTTTGTTGTTTCAGAGTTCTCGGATCCTTTTGTATTGGATGTAGTCATGAACTCATAATCAGGACCCTTCCAGTCATATGAAATAATTTTATAGAGGACAGAATCATCATAATTAAAATAGACTTCACCACTTAACTTTTGGCGAATGGTAGCATTATTACTTAATCCTAGCTCTTTGTTTCCAAAGGTCATATTTATTAGGACACTTCTATCCTTCGTACATTCGGCTTGCTTCGATAGCCGTGCTTTATTGTTTTCTAATTCATTTTTTGCAGCGTTAACTAAATTATCCATCAGTCCCATACTATAATCCCCCCTATTATTTTAATCTCAACTTGAGCAATTCTTCCGGCAATCCAGTACAATTACAGAATTGCTCTCGTGTATATTCTTCATAGCCTTTTAGCATATCATCATTAATTAAAAGATGAGCAGCAAATAAATTAGCTTGACTTTCAAGCTTAGATGTAAGCAATAAAGTATGACGACTCATAAATGCGCAGTTTTCTTTTGGATGCATAATTGCGTGACCTAATTCATGAGCTAGAACTACTTGCAAAAAAATTTCATCGTCTATATCGGAATTAAGAAAAATATATTTGCGTCTATTTATTAATTTATAAAATCCAGCGGCCGCATCGTCAAGGGGCATCCTTATAATAGTGATTCCTAAAGACTTGGCTATTTTTTCTGGATTATTTGTGCCAAGCATTTTTACATAATAAGAAACAAGTCTCCTGATTTTATCATTCAAAAATTATTCACCATCCTGTGATGCCTGCTTCTTTTCAGGCCTTGGCTTATATTTGTAGGGTCTGTACGTTACTTTGTTCTTTTTCTTTGCATCCTCCAAGGCAACTTCTATAGCTTGCCGGAGCAATTCCAGTTTTGAATCAGGTATGGGCTCACCGTTATAACATAGCGGGGCATCTTCACCGGACGCCAATTCATTCATTATACGATCAAGGTCCTTTGCAATGTCTCGCTTATCTTTATTACTAAGCGCAGACTCAATCTCCTCTTTTCCTGACATAATAAAATCTGTTGATACTCCAAGGTATTTAGCAATACTGGCTAGTCTGTCTGATGGAAACACTCCCTTTCTTAGCTGACTAATATATCCGTTTGAGTATCCCAGATCCTTTTCCAATTTTGAGATAGGTATTTTACGTTCTTTGCATAATTTTTTCACTCTTTCAACGCTATTCACAGAATGCCTCCTAATTTTAGAGAAAACCCATAAAAATGGTATTGACAAATTAGAGAATAGCCTATATAATGAATTTAGGATTTAGAGAAAAGCCATAAAACATAATATAGGGAACTCTCGAAAAATATGTATCTGACAATTCATATTTTAGATTATTCTCTAAAGTTTGTCAATGCTTTTCTCTAAAAATCCAACTAATATTTTTAGAAAGGAGGCTAAATTTTGCTTTATGACAAAATATCACTTTTTTGCAAAGAAAAAAATATTCCCCTTTACCTTTTTGAAAAAGAGTGTGGATTAGGAAATGGGACTATAACTGGCTGGAAATCTTCTAATCCTAGAATTGATTCTCTGCAGAAGGTAGCGAAGCAAATGGGTGTCTCAATCGAAGAACTTCTTAAGTAACAATAAAAACACATGTTCGATAAAACCAATATATCACCAAAATATGCGTGTGTCAATGGGGAGAGAAAGGGAGAGTGAAAGATGGGCTATTGGGAGGAGTTCGATAAAAAAATCGAAGCGCAGAACAAAAAAATAACCCACATAATATGGATTATTTTTATCAGCATGATTACATCAGTCATAACGGTGTTTTTAGCCACAGGGTCAACAGGGTTGTGAGAACAGAAACAATAACAGGAATCAATATAGAGTGCAAAAGAAAGTGTTTGGCTTCTTCCCATTTCACCTTATAAGGGTGAAGGCCTTTATCGGTCAGAGCCACTTTGAAGTCTTCTAATCGAACCAGATAGCCATCGCGAACCAATCCGTCAATTATGGCGCCAAGTTCACGACCATAATCATGGTGACAACTGATGGATTGACTGGTTTCTGGATTGATTAAACAGCCTTTAAGCGTAAGGATTCTTGTGTTGGAATGATTGGATAGTTTTTGTATTCTTTTCAAAATAACGCGGCTTTCACGTATCATATGGATTTTTCCTTTGCACTTGATAAGAAAATTATAGCACAGAGAGAGGAAAATTACCAGGTAAGAAAGGAGTGTGATCATATGTTGGAGTTTCCAAAACCTGTCATGAAGATGTCGGAACTTCAAAAAATGGGGTTCCCGGAAACCTATCTGAAGCGGGCTTACGGGGATAAAAACCAGACCTTCGCCACAAAGATGAATCCGGCATTAACAAAGAGTCCGGTTATTTTCGACACCGCTGGCTTCAAAATCTGGTGGGAAAAGCAGATTGAGGCACAGGTTCGGTCAATGCCCAGGAGAAGAGGGAGGTGATGCTAATGTACAGACATGATTACACCGATGCCCAGGTCGTCCGAATGCGGCGTCAGCTGCGGGCCGAGAGGGCAGAACTGCTATGGCTTTACAAGCTGCTGGCCGTGGCGATTATCCTGTGTGCGGTACTAACCGGGACGCTGCTGGCCGTGGCTGTCGCTGCTGGAATGTTGTGAGGGAGGAGGGACAAGGATGCTTAGAACTACCACAAAAGAGATTCTGCTGACAGAGCTATCGAATCGGAAGCCAGAGGAGATCCGCTTGAGCTTTGCAATCGGATGGATGCGGGCAGAAGAAAACTTGTTGTACACAAGCGGAGAGATTTTGAGGCTGCTAGAGGCAATTAAAGGAGAAATAGAGCCTGCCGGCGGCGAAATGGATTTGATAGGAGGAGAGAATCACAATGAAAAATATATTTGAAAGCGATAAATTTGATACCCAGGTTATTGCCCAAGGTGCATGTCTGGATCACCTGAACGACAAAACCTACACAATCGAGACCGTAACATTCCGGCTGAACCATGTTGCCTTGAATGCCTGGTGTCGTTCGGAAACAATGAACTCCCGTGATTGCTACGAGACGAATAAGGAATGGGAAGAACACCGAAAAAAGTATGAGGTGAAGCGTTTTAACGTGAAAAAGATGATTCTGGAAAGCCTGGGTATGGATGCAGAGCCGGAACAGGTATCAATTTGTCAGGTGGTATCGGAAGTGTTTACGGCTGTACATATATCAGAGATAACAGGGATGGAGAAAGAAATAGAGCCCACCGGCGGCAACCGGACAGGCTCAGGCAATTAAAAATCATTTAACACCCTTATTGTAAGGGATTTCGAGGAGGATTGCAAGATGAATAGAAGAAAAATTGATACAGGCCTGCGTGAGGGAACAGTAACCATGCCATTGCGTGAGTATGACAAGATGAATCAACAGCTGGAGTATTTTCGCACGATGTTCAGCCTGGAGAAATATTCCTGGAATGACAGTATCCGTGTAATGGCAGATATCAAAAAGGTAAGAGAAATCGGACTGCTTCTTTTGGAGCAAGGCGATTTTGTGAAAGAGGAATATGAACTGACTGAAGCTGAAACAGGAACTGCGTCGATACTCTCTATCGCCAATATGAACAAAGGAAAATCCAATGAGGAATGAATATCGCTGTGAGTGCTGCGGCTGCCGTCTCGACGCAGGCGAAGGGTGTCTGTGCGATGATTGCCGCGAGGAGAAGGAAAAAAGATGGCTGAATTCTATAAAGGTATTGGACCGGAAGCAGGAATTATTGTTGAATCCCAGGATGCCTATCCATATGCTTTAACCCGTTGTCTCAACGGGTCAAAGGATGAACTGGAAGAGTTTAGAGAAATGTTGGTGGAGTGGTTTTACTCCGGCAACTGGATAGAGGAGGAAAAATAGTGGATAACGGAATGAGTATTTACGGAAATGGTGGAGCAATGCCTTCCGCTGGACGGAGCACCACAACAGAGATGGTGGTAAGCAGACAGGCCCAGGAGGTCCAGGCTGCCATGGTGATTGCAAAAAGGTTCCCACGTAATGAGGTGGAGAGCTACAACCGGATCATGAAATCCTGCCAGAGAAGGAGCCTGGCAGAGCGTTCTATGTATGAATACCCTCGCGGGGACACCCGTGTGACGGGCCCATCCATCCGCTTGGCGGAGGCAATGGCGCAGAACTGGGGAAACATTGATTTTGGAATCATCGAATTAGAACAGCGGGCCGGGGAGAGTCAGGTTATGGCTTACGCCTGGGACTTGGAAACGAACACTCGGCAGACCAAGGTTTTCTCGGTACCGCATATTCGTGCAACGAAAAAGGGCGGAAATATTCCGCTTAAGGATCCCAGAGATATCTATGAAATGGTGGCCAACCAGGGGGCCCGCCGGCTCCGGGCCTGTATCCTGGGAGTGATCCCGGGCGACGTGATTGATTCCGCGATTTCCCAGTGCGAGAGAACTCTGGCGGGGGACGGAAGGGAACCGCTGGCCGATACGATCCGCTCGGTTGCGACCACGTTTGAGGCGGAATATGGCGTCACAGTGCCGATGCTGGAGAAGTTCATCGGCTGCAAGATAGAAAGCTTCACGATGCAGAACCTGATTCGTCTGAAAAAGGTTTATGTTTCCTTGAAGGACGGCATGGCCAAGCGGGAGGACTATTTTGAGATGCTGCCGCCGGCAGACGATACGGAGATCAGCAATCCGTTTCCGGAGAAGAATGAAGCAAAGAAGGAAAAAAGTGGAAAGAAATCTGGTGAACCGAAGCTGGATGGAATACCTGGAACTGTTCCGAAAGCGGATAAGAAAGAGCCGGAGCCTATTGAACCGCAGTTCATTCCTCCGGAAAGTGATCCGAATCTTCCATTTGCATAAGGAGGCAGTATGAATCTGACGCAGGAGAACTATTACAGCCGGGGAGCCAATCAGGAGTATTTTTCCGTCTCCCAATACAAAGACTTTGCAAAATGCGAAGCGATGGCATTGGCCAAGCTCCGCGGTGACTACCAGCAACCCGTTACCCGGGCTCTGCTGGTAGGTTCCTTTGTGGATTCCTATTTTGAGGGAACACTTCCGGAATTTATGAAAGAGAATCCGGAGCTGTTTACCAGAAAAAATGAGCTTCGGAGCGAATTTCGGAAAGCGAATGAAATCATTGGAAGAATCAAGGCAGATCCGTTATTTATGCAATTCATGTCTGGTGAAAAGCAGCGTATCATGACATTTCAACTCTTTGGTGTTCCATGGAAAATGAAAATGGACAGTTTCTTGTCGGGCATCTGCATTACAGATCTTAAGGTGGTGGCGAATTTCAGGAACCTGCCGCTGTGGAGATATGACCTACAGGGGGCGGTCTATCAGGCCGGGGTGGAAGCAGTGACAGGAGAAAGACTTCCGTTTTACCTGGCAGTGGCAACCAAGGAACGGGTTACGGATCTTGATATCTTTCAAATTCCGCAGTCTACACTGGACTTTGCTTTGCGGGAAGTAGAAGAAAACATTATCCACTATGCAGCTGTGAAGAATGGGGATATCCCACCGGAATACTGTGGGAAATGTGATTACTGCAAGTCAGTCAAGGCAGCTATTGTAAGGAATTATAACGAATTACTGGAAATGTGAAGGAGAAGAACATGAAACTTGTAAAGATATCAAGCGACAGTGTCCAGATCCGGACGAACCTGTCGGAATTTAAAAACATCCGTATTAACGATTTATTGAGCGTGTCGGATGGGTGGGTGGAGCTGGTGACAATGGTTACCGGACTGACCGACACGGATTCGGATGAGCGGATCGGAGAGGAAGATTTCCTGGGAGAGATTACAGGCATCAAGACGATTGACTGCACGATTATCGGAAGTCTGAAAAATGGCCGTTTTGTCAAAGTGATTGACGAGTATCCGACGACCAGCGTGCAGATTACCCCGATTAGCAGTGCAGATTTTCAGTCGATGATAGGAAACGACCAGAAAGGATTCCAGATTGGAACCTACGCGGCTTATGGCTGCGACGCGGTGGTGGATGGCAATAAGTTCTACCAGCGACATGCCTGCATCGTCGGTAATACCGGTTGTGGGAAGTCGGAGACGGTAGCGAAGATTCTGGAAGAGACTGCGAAGCTTCCTGGGGCGAATCTGGTGGTATTTGATATCCATGGGGAGTACAGCCAGTTATCCTATGCCTCCAACATCCGTATTGGAGAGGACTTTCCATTTCCAATCTGGATGTTTGGGTTCCAGGATATTGTGGCAAACACCCTGAAAATCCGCGAGGAGAGCGCCACCACGGTGATGACGGCACTGCGGAAGGCATATTACCGGGTCTGTCCAGAGGGAAAAGAGAATCGGCCGGTGTACTTTGATTACCGGGAGCTGGTGGACGAGATGGAGCGTATGGACAATGAGATGGTCTATACAGGTGAGCATTATAAGACGGGGGATAAGGCAGGAACTCCAAAAACAACAAAAGGGGAGTATACGGGGAAACTGACCAGTACTGTGAATCTCTTAAAAGACAGGATGATGGACAGCCGATATAATTTCTTGTTTCGTGAATGTCGGCAAAGCTATTTATACAAGGTGATGGAGTCAATTCTGGGAACAGAAAGACCGGTCAAGAACATCGACCTGTCTGGTGTACCGCATGATGTGGCACTTCCGATTATCGGGGTATTCTCCCGGCTGATATTCGATATCCAGAGGCAGCAGGATATGGACCGCATCCGGCCTGTGAACATCGTATGCGACGAGGCCCACGTCTACATCCCAGACAATTTCCAGCTATCGGCCAGCCAGCGCCGAATGGTGGAGGTGTTTGAGGATATTGCAAAAGAGGGCCGTAAGTTCGGGATCACGTTATTCCCGGCAACGCAACGGCCATCAGAGCTGAACCGGACAATCGTTGCCCAATGTGCGAACTTTATCGTCGGAAAGCTCAACAACGAAAACGACAAGACACTAATCAAAGGGATGTTGCCGGATGGGGATGACAAGATCATTGATTCTGTGACAATGTTCAGTCCTGGTGAAGTGCTGATGATTGGCGATGCCGTTCCCATCCCCTTGAAAATCAAGGTAGAGCAGGCGAAAGAGCGGCCAGTGTCAAGAACAATTGATTTCTGGGATGTCTGGAGCCGGGAAACGGATTGCAGCGTCACAGAATTGGTTGATAGATATTTGTAAAGGAGGAGAGCATGGCAATTACATTTGACAACATTGGGAATGGGGAACTGTCCGGCATGTTCCGGGTGGCTCTGGCGCAGATAGGCCAGAACATCATGGACCCCAATATGGATCCGGAAGCGGCCAGAGGAATGACAATCAATATTAAATTTAAGCCCAGTAAGGCCGGAACAATTGCAGCAACCTATGATATTAAAACAAAACTGGCAGGACTGCAAAAATCAGAAACAACGTTTTTGATTGGACAGGATGCAAGAACCGGTCGGATAGAAATATCCGAGTATGGAAACAACCGGCCGCAGGTGGCGGCCTATGATACGGCCCCGGTATCGTCCCGGCAGCCGGCACCTGAACCGCAGGCTCAGGATTTTGACCCGGCCACAGGAGAGATTTATCAGCAGCCTGGGAAACCAATTGATTTGAGAGCAACCAATTAATCACACATAGAAAAGGAGAACACACATGGA